TCTAGCCTAGCTTTAAATAAGTCTTACTTTAAAGGACGAACTATTGTTTATGCTAGTGAGTTTGATGAAGGCCCAGAGCTAACAATAGCTAGTGGAGTAATCACTGCTACTCAAAATTATCATCAAGTAGATACTGAAGGCGACGCCAGTTCAGATGACCTCGATACTATTAACGGTGGGACTGTTGGTCAGATTTTAATTATTAGGCCACAGAATGATGCTAGAACAGTTGTTGCAAAAGATGGCACAGGCAATCTTAGACTGAATGGGGATTTTTCTATGAATGATTTAGATGATACTCTGACTTTAATCTACACAGGCAGTACTTGGTTAGAGATTGCCAGTTCAAATAACTCATAGGTGAAATATGACTATTAAACAAAACGGCGGTGTATTTGGACGAAACCCATCATTCAAGGATGTTGAAGTAGATCGTCTGTATTTTAATGCCACTGCAAGTGGGCCAGAAGTAACAATAGCTAGTAGTGCTATTACTATTAGTAGTAGCTATGTGCGGGTGGATACTGAAGGCGATGCAAGCACAGATGATTTAGATACAATAAACGGCGGCAAGATTGGTCAACTTTTAATCTTACGTGCAAGGAACTCTTCAAGAACAGTCGTGGTCAAAGACGCAGGAAACCTAGACATCGAGGGTGACTTCACTATGAACCACTCTCGTGATTGCATTGTTCTTCTCTGCATTGACGATGGTGGTTCTAATGACTTCATCGAAATTGCTCGTTCTAATAATAATTCGTAAAGGAAAAACTAATGGTTGCTGTAACTGAAACACTAGGCTCCAATACAAGCACTGCATCTTTGCAGATAGTTGGACACTTTAACCTCTCTCTTTCTGGTACATGGGCTGCTACAGTTACTATTCAACGTAGCTGGGATAATAGCACTTGGTTTGATGTAGACACTTTTACATCTAACTATGAAGGTGTGGGTCATGATGCAGAGGAGGTTTACTACCGTGCAACTGTATCTGATTACTCCTCAGGTTCTGTTGTTATTCGTATCTCAGACAACCGTGACTTTGGTTCTAAAGATGTCTTTGTACAATAGTAGGTGTAGCCATGAGATCAATTAACGAAATCTTCATACACTGTAGTGCAACCAAAGCTAATTGGATGGAGAGTTCTACCTGTGACCAGAAGACTGCTGAGATACGTAGGTGGCATACGGAAGAAAGAGGATGGTCAGATATTGGCTATCACTTTGTAATTGACCGTAGTGGGGATGTTTGTGAAGGCAGGTCTGTAGATATTGCAGGTGCTCATGCTAAGGACCACAACAGAAACTCTGTAGGTATTTGTCTTGTAGGTGGTTTTGGTTCTGATGCTTCTGATGAGTTTGATGAGAACTTTACAGACAACCAAAGAAAAGCATTGTGTAAACTGCTAGACAGCTTGACAAACGATCACTCAGGTGCTAAAATACGTGGACACAATGAAGTATCTGCTAAAGCATGTCCGGGTTTCAGTGTACCCAAGTTTTTAAAAGACAACCTAAATGCTTCTCCGAAACAATCTAAACTTAAAAGCAGGATAAGATCAGCTGTTAAGAATTGGGGTATCAGTCCTAGATGAGTGTAACCCTAGATCAAATTAGGCTTGCAGCTGAGAATGATCTGACTACGTTTATTAAACTTGTCTCACCAGAGCAAGTGTTAGGTCAGTGTCACGAGGATGTGTGTAGTTGGTGGACTAGGGGAGGTTCTAAGTCTCACCAATTACTACTCTTCCCCCGTGACCACGGTAAGTCTAGGTTGGTTGCTTTTAGGGTTGCTTGGGAACTAACTAAAGACCCTACCCTTCGTATCCTCTACATCTCAGCCACAGCAAACTTAGCTGAGAAACAACTAGGGTTTATCAAGGGTATCCTGACCTCAGATACTTATAGCCGTTACTGGCCTGAGCATGTTAACAGGGATGAAGGTAAACGAGTAAGGTGGACAACATCAGAGATTATGTTGGATCACCCTCTGCGTAAGAAAGAAAATGTCCGTGACCCTTCTATCTTTACTGGTGGTCTTACTACTTCTCTCACAGGGATGCACTGTGACATTGCAGTTTTAGATGACGTTGTTGTCTACGAGAATGCCTATACAGGTGAGGGACGTAACAAAGTTAAAAGCCAGTATTCCTTGTTGTCCTCTATCGAAGGGGCTAATGCAAAGGAATGGATTGTAGGTACTCGTTACCATCCATCTGATTTGTACAACGATCTGATGCAGATGACTGAAGATCAGTATGATGAAGACGGTAACAAAGTAGCTGAAGAACAAATCTACGAGGTTATGGAGAGGGCTGTAGAGGACCGAGGGGATGGTGTAGGAGAGTTCCTGTGGCCTCAACAACAACGTAAAGACGGTAAGTACTTTGGTTTCAATCGTCAGATTCTAGCTAAGAAACGAGGACAGTACCTAGATAAGTCTCAGTTTCGAGCACAGTACTACAACGATCCTACTGATCCTGACAACGTACCAATTGAGAGTAATAGATTTCAGTACTACGAACGTAAACATCTTAAACAAGATAATGGGTTCTGGTTCTACAAAGATGCTAAGTTAAATGTATTTGCTGCTGTTGACTTTGCATTTAGTTTATCTAAGAAGGCTGACTACACAGCTATTGTAGTTGTAGGTGTTGACTCAGACAATAACATATTTGTACTAGACATTGATCGTTTCCGTACAGACCGTATCACAGAATACTTCGAACACATTCTACAACTATCCACTAAGTGGTCTTTCCGTAAGATGAGGGCAGAGGTTACAGTAGCTCAACAGGCAATCGTTAAGCAGCTAAAAGAACTTGTTAAGCAACACGGGTTAGCTATCAGCATTGATGAGTTTAGACCTAACAAACATCAGGGTAACAAAGAAGAACGTATAGCTGCTACCCTTGAGCCTCGTTACGATAACATGCAGATTTGGCACTATCGTGGTGGTAATACACAGACATTAGAAGAAGAACTACAATCAAGAAACCCACCACACGACGATATTAAGGATGCCCTTGCTTCAGCAGTAGATATAGCTGTCAAGCCTTTTAGAAGTATCCGTAGAGATAAAAGTAATAATATCGTCTGGGCTAATAATAGATTTAGAGGAGCCTCTTAATGGCAGGTGAGACAATAGAACTAGAGTACTTGCTAGGTCCAGACTCTATGGCTGTGGAAGTATCTAACCGTTGGCGTGAGTGGTCTAACCTTCGTGAGCAGAAGATAGAAGAGTGGAAAGAGCTACGGAACTATCTTTATGCTACTGACACTAAGACAACAAAAAATGCTATGTTGCCTTGGTCTAACAGTACCACCACTCCTAAGCTGACACAGATCATGGATAACCTCCATGCCAACTACTTTGCTACTCTGTTCCCACAGCAGAAGTGGATGAGGTTCGAGGCATCTTCTCGTGAGAGTAACGTCAAAGCTAAACGTGATGTAATCCAATCCTACATGGACAATAAGATACGTCAGTCTGACTTCACTAATATTGCCTCAGATATTCTTTATGATTATATCCAGTACGGTAACTGCTTTGCTACTGTAGACTGGGAAGACAACTACCAAGTAAAAGAAGCTGGTGATCTAGTTGTAAACTACGTAGGTCCAAAGATGGTTCGTATCTCACCATACGACATTTGCTTTAACCCTGCTGCACCTGACTTTGCTTCTTCCCCTAAGATTATCAAGTCAATCAAGACACTTGGTGAGATCAGGGGTATGATCGACAGTGACCCATCCAAGAAGTATATGGAAGCTGTCTTTGATAAGATGATGGGAGCTAGGGCTGCTGTAACAGGTTCTGATGCTACCTACAATAAAGCTGATGGTTATATTGCTGATGGCTTTACATCTATCCAACAGTACTACGAGTCAGACTATGTAGAGATTCTGACGTTCTACGGAGACTACTACGACACTGAGAATGGTGTGTTGTACAAGAACCGTATCATTACTATAGCTGACCGTGCCTACGTTCTAGCTAACGAAGAGAACCCTAGCTGGTTAGGTAGTGCTCCTATCTTCCATGCTGGCTGGAGGCCTCGCCCTGACAACCTCTATGCAATGGGTCCACTAGATAACTTGGTCGGTATGCAGTACCGGATTGACCACCTAGAGAACTTGAAGGCTGATGTCTTTGACCAGATTGCTTACCCAATCCTCAAGATACGTGGTGACGTAGAGGACTTCGACTTCGAACCCGGCTCTCGTATCTACATGGGTGAAGAGGGTGATGTAGGCTACATGGCTCCTGATGCAACTGCACTACAGGCAGACCTACAAATCAGGGTACTAGAGGACAAGATGGAAGAGATGGCTGGTGCTCCTCGTCAAGCTATGGGTATACGTACTCCCGGCGAGAAGACAGCCTTTGAGGTACAGTCCCTACAAAACTCAGCCTCTCGTATCTTCGAACACAAGACTGCCCACTTCGAACGTGTATTCCTTGAGCCTATCTTGAATGCAATGCTTGAGGTTAGCCGTAGATACATGAACATGTCAGACACAATCCGAGTTATGGATGATGCTACAGGTGCTGTTCTGTTCCAGACGATCACGAAGGATGACATCACAGCAGACGGTAAGATTGTCCCTGTAGGTGCTCGTCACTTTGCTGAACGTGCTCGTCGTATTCAGAACCTAACACAGCTTTACCAGATCAAACTGTCTGATCCTTCTGTAGCTGCCCACATGTCAGGTAAAGAGTTTGCTCGTATATTAGCTGACGAACTAGGTGAACCAGAAATCTTTAGTGAGAACATTGCAGTCAGTGAACAACTAGAGACACAACAGCAGATGCAAGAAGCTGAAGCTATCAACCAAGAGCAGCTTATGGTTGCACAAGAGATGGGAATTTAAAATGAAGATGAAGAAGAAGAAAACAGCAGCACCCAAAAAGTCTCCTAGACCTAAGGCTCGTCCTGTAGATAAAAGCCCACGGGCTGAGATGGCTGCTTCCCCTAGAGACTTTGCTAAGAAGAAGAAAAAGTAAATAGTATTACAAGATAAGGAGACTTAAAATGCCAGCACCATTAATAGCAGCAGGAGCAGCTGCGGTTGCAAAGTTTATTGCAAAAAAGGGTCTAAGAGCCGCAGCAAAAAAGTATACAAAGAATGCTATTGCTGAAGGCAAAAAACATGCGAAGGATATGGTTACAAAGCCTAATGCAGGGCAGAAGAAAATGAAACCTGTTCAAGCAAAAAATCGTAACTCTCGTTCTACCCTTAGAAAAGGTGTTGGAGCAGGTACAGTTGCAGCAGGTGGGGTAGGAACAGTTGCTGGTTCTAAGTTGAATACAAAACTAAAAGAAGAAAGATCAAAGCCTACCGTAAGTGCTCCAAAAACATCATTAAAGCCCAAAGCAAGACCCTCTAAGAATGCACCTAAAACGTCTATGAGACCTAAACTTCGTCCTAAAAAGAAATAGTAGTAATGCAAACTATTTGGTTAAAGGGTCTTAACGGAGATGACAAAGAGAAACGTAAGGGTGAAGTACTAGGATACCGAAACGCCTTCGATTCTCTCAAAGAGATTCTCGAACATAACTTCAAAAAGAAAGAAGCTGTTCGTGATTACGAGGTTCCCGGTTGGGAACTCCGTCAGATAGCAGTCAACGAGTACAACCAAGTGCTAGATGATATGCTGAAACTTATAACTTTAAACAAGGAATAAAACATATGGATGTGTTTACTGAGGGTGCTGAAACCACACAGACTACTCAGCCAGAGCAACAAACTACTGAGAGTACCCCACCAC